AGCGTGTCAACAAAGGAGAAGGCAATGGAATACCGCTACACTGACACTGACAAGGCGAACGTCGTGTTCGATCTGTCCATCGGCGACATCGCCGAGCTGCGCGATATCATCATGGCCGCGCGCAAGGCCAATCTTGACGGCGTGTCGCGTTGGACCACGCGCCGCATGATCAAGGCGCTGGCCGAGGCACAGGCCAAGGCGGCCGAGGCCATGGCCTATGAAGCCAAGGCGCTGGCCGAAAAGGCCAAGCTGCCGGACGACCTGTAAGGCAATCGGGCAGGTCGCAAGGCCTGCCCATCAACAAAGGATCAAGGACCATGCATGCAATGCAAGTGAAGCACCTCAAGGTGAAGGATCGGATCAAGCGGCTCCAGACGCTGGCCGCGCAGATCGAGGCGGATGCAATCGAGGCCGGGCTTGCCGAACGGAAGCCCACGCTGATCGAGGAATTCCGCTGGCCAAAGGGCGACGTGATAGCCCGGTGGGGCACGGATGTCTGGACGGCATACAAGCGGGAGCGGATCGAGGAACGGTTCAAGTGGAAGTGACGGGCAGGGGCCGCAAGGCCCCTGATCCACCCATCGGTGGATCAAGTCTATCTGTCACTGATCCTGTACCTGTATCAGTGACAGGCGCGGCGCGGGGGCCGCGAATGATAAGGCCCCGACCCGACCCGACCCGACCCGAGACGCCCGACCCGAAAGCCTATTGCGTCTCATGTTGGTTCATGCTACTCTAACCCCACGGGCACGGTGCCCGTCACAACAAAGGAAAAGCACAATGGCAAAAAATCCCTTCGGCAAGTCGCGCCCCCAGACCCAGCCCTACGCAATCTATAAGGCGGGCGATATGATCTGGCACGTGTGCAAGACCTATCAGACCCCCGCGAACGAGGGCATCTATTCTCGGTGGTTCGTCTGGGCCAAGTCGCCCATGACCTACGGAAGTTTTGAAGGCGGCGATACCTACGCGGACGAGGTGCGCCGCTATGGGACGCTTGTTGCGGCAGACCCTGAGTGGATGGCGGCTTACGCCTTCCCCGGATGGACGCTCCCCGCGCCTGCCGAATATCTGGCCGACGCCTGATGCATCGGTGACCCGCCCCGCAAGGGGCGGGCATCCCGTGCACCAAGCGCGACAACAAAAAGGACAATGGCATGTATACGATAGACAATCCCCTGCAAAACCCCCGGTTCATGGCCGCGACCACCCGCGCGCACCTGCGCCTGATCAACGCGGGCATGACCCCGCCGCGCGGGATTCGCAAGGCGGACGTGCTGAACAAGGCGGCGAACCTGACGGGCAAGCCCTACAAGCGCGGCGAATACAAGGCGGCGATTGCCGACCTGACGGCGCTACTCGAAACAATCGGATGGGAAGGCGTGAGCAATGCGCGTTGATCTTGACCTAAAGCTCGTTGGTGAAGGCGCGGCCTTTCAGGATGGCATGCACAGCATAGAAACCGCCCGCATCTTGCGGGCAATGGCCGATGCCATCTTTGAGGGGACCGAGGGCCACTTTGACCTGCGCGACATTAACGGCAACTATGTTGGGTCATGCGTCTTTGACGCATGGACCGAGGACGATTGACCCGGCGGGCCGCAAGGCCCGCCACCCCCGGCCGCCTGTCCCTGTCCCTGTCCCTGTAAGGCCCGCCCGCGCGCGGGCCTTTAACATTGAACCCCGACCCGACCCGACCCGACCCGACCCGACCCGATTTATCCTATTGCATCCCGACCCGTGCCATGGTATGCCATAGGTACGGGCGGAGACCCGGCACAATAAAGGATTGGCAAGAATGGAAAATGGAATCATCTACCGCGGGCCTAGCCTCTTGGACGGCTCGCCTATCGTGGCAATCGCCACATATTCCGCGCGCAACCGCAAGACGGGCGCAATGGTTCAAACCTATATTATCCGGGACGATATGGACCCGGTGACCGCATCCCGCACGGGCGCTGACGCGGCAATCTGCGGCGCTTGCCCATTGCGTGGCATTGCCAACCCCGACAAGGCCAAGGGCCAAGCCGACGGGCGCGCCTGCTATGTCACCCTGATTCATGGCCCGGCGCTGGTGTATCGGTCGCACGTTCGCGGCGTCTATCCGGACGCGACGCATCACGAAGATACCACGGCGCTAGGCTATGGCCGGATGGTACGCATCGGCACCTATGGCGACCCGGCCGCGGTTCCTGCCCATGTTTGGGAAGCGCTGACAATGCGCGCCAAGGGCTGGACCGCATACACGCATCAATGGCTCCACCAACCGGACGCCCTGACCTATGCCATGGCATCAGTGGAAAGCCTGACGGCCGCGAAATATATTTGGGCCCGCGACGGCCGGACCTTCCGCATCGTGCGCGACGTTGCAGAAATCGATCCGGCCCGCGAGGTCCTTTGTCCCGCATCCGCCGAAGCGGGCAAGCGTACCACCTGCGCCGATTGCCGCCTGTGCGCCGGGCAAGCGACCCGGTCGCCTAAGTCCGTGGCCATTGTGGCCCATGGCAACGGAAAGGCCTATGCATGAATTGCCAAGCCGCGACCACATCCGCCGGTCGCGGCCACCTTGCCCCGGGCCTAGCGCCCGGGGCCCTTTTCCAACAGCGCCACATGATGCGCCCGGCACACCGCCAGCATCACCTGCACCAAGTCCGACAGGCTCGACCCCGACGCCAATGCCTCGGCCCGAAGCCCGACCCGACCAACGTCCACCGCGTCCCGACCGTGCCACAAATAGTACCTGTCCCGACCCGACCCGACCGAGGTCCGAGGTCCACGGCCCGACTGCCCCCGACCCCGACCCGATGCCCCCGACCCGACCGACCCCGACCCGAGCTCCTCGGACCCCGGACCTTGGTCCTCGAATAGGTTGACGATTTGAGATGGCATGGGACGAGCTGGGACCTCTGCCAAGATGAATGATAAGCCATGCTTATGGGTCAGCAGTGTATTATAAGCAATTTGCATATCTGAGAGCCGGACCGAAATTTTTTCAACTACTTTCAATTCGATCTTGAACGCTCCAACAGGTGAAGAGACGTCAACATCCGGCAAACCGCCGCCGTTTCGGTTCTCAATGCGTGTCGTCATGCACTTTTCGGCCTCAAGAAGAGGCTTCAGGGTCTTCCATAGCTTCGCTTCCGGCCCCATCGGCAGGCTCCTTCGGTGTGATATCGCGCAAGAAGGGATACTTATGCTGAAGCTCCACCAGACGATCCATGATCTGGTCGCGGCTCATGTTCTCAATGCGGTTGAGCGTCTCGCGGCGATCCGTTGTCAGGCCACCAAGGGCACTGCGGAGCTTCTCGGCGTTGATGGCAGCGGAGAACTGCTTGGCCTCTTCGGCCCCGCGTGACAGGTTGTAGAGGCGTTCAAGCTGGCCAATGGTGGTCACGCCATACTTGCGCTCCTTGGCCTCTCGGAGCTCCTTGATGTATTCCACCACATGGGGGAAGTCGCTGCCGTTGAGCAGCTTGGCAGAGTAGATGTGGGCCACGTCGTGGCTGAACCCAGCCTTTCGGGCGCACTCGGCGTTGCTGTAGACGCCCTCCACAAAGTGCTCGGCAAAGGTCTTCTGCCGCTCGGTGAGCACTCTGCCGTGCTCCTCTTCGATGCGGGCAACGGTTCCGCCTTTCACGGCAGCGGCGGCAGGGCGATTCTTAGACGGGGCGACCATGGGTCCTCCTGACAAAACACTACCTTTATCGATGCCTCAAGGCAGGGCAGGTCGTCAAGACCCTCCACCCATAGGAAGTTTTAGGGGTCTACCCTTTCCATCCATAAAAAGAAGAGACCCCCAAAAAGGTTAGATGTAATCACTTGTAATCACTTGTAATCACTTGTAATCATAAATTTTCGTCTAAGTTCTTGTTTTTGCTCAACATACTTTTCCTGATTACAATGATTACGCTGTTTACCCCCATGTGAAGTCAAAAACCAAACATAGAGACCCCTAAAAAGTCCTATGGGGGTCAGTTTTGCCCTGTTTTTGGGCCCTAAGTCCTTGAAAAACAAACAAAAAAGCTGATTACAAACTGATTACAAACAGCCCTTTTCCGGGGTCCATTTTGTAATCATTGTAATCAGCGGGTCGTCTTTTCTGCTGTGATTTCATACACTTAGCACCGAGGACCGAGGTCGTCAAGGCCTCCCTCATGATTACAGTTTTTTGTAATCAAGGTCCAAGGACCGAGAACCCGGTTG